CCTCGTGCCAAAGCTTTTGTGTAACGAGCAGACAGAGAGTCATAGAGGTTATCCTCCATAGCTTCTTCTGTAATGCTGAAACCCATTGCTACGGTCTCGTGGTTATAACGGGCTGTGAAAGACTCTTGTGCAGAATCGTAAGATATTGCACTACCTTCAGCCTTTACAGGAGCCGCGCCAAAACCACTTAGCTTGACTTCCTCTTCAAACGAACGATCAGATGATTCACTATCGTAAATCATTGTATGCTCGTCTTCGTACTTTTCATACTCTAAGCCAAACAGGGCATTAAGGCCCGGAAGTAGCTCTTTGAGCATTTGCGCTCTTGAAATAGCCATTCTCTAGCCTCCTTATGTGCCTGTGCCAGTATGCTGACGATACTGATGGTCACCAAAGTTAAAGAACACTAAGGCATCAGTAAACGCATCACCAACTGCACTGTCTGGGCCGTTAACAAATTCTACAATTCGCAAAGGAAGTGTAGCAGTTGTTGCGGCAGTTGAACTATCCAAAGCATTTTTGCTTCGGCCTATATCAGTTGAACCCGCAGTCTGTACAACCGCGACATTGTTACCAAGATCAGTTTGAGCTAAAGAAGCATCACCCTGCATCTTGAATACAGCGTCGGGATCGTCAATGACATAAGCAACAGCATCAGAAGCTACTGTTCCTGTGGGCCACATCTGAGAGAATGTCATCTGTTTAGTACCCGGATCTGTGTAAGCACAGCCCATGAATACACCAACAGGAGTTAATGTAGTAGTACCAGTGTCTTTTTCAACGACACCAGCAGCTACCATTTTTACAAAGTCGCCATAAAAGATGTTAGCAGCGTAGCCACTAGCAATCTTAATATGCCGCACTTTGCCGGAGAAGGAACCGCTGGCAGATAAAGTGCCAACTGGTTCCGCTCCCATAGGGGTTGCGGTTGCAGCCATTATTAATTACCTCAATGTTAGGCCGAACCTAATGGTATCAGCCTTTGCCAAATGAAGTCCTCGTAGTCCTATCAGGTTTCAATAGAGGCATACGGGGATCGTTTTCCCTCATAAAGCTATTGTCTACAGATTCCATCTGTTGAGCAGCCATTGTCTGGTAATACTCTTGTCGTTTGTCCATCTCTTCTTGAGGAGCTTTGCAAAGCAAAAGTCCGCCAACTTCGATGTTACCAACGAAACGCGAGTTTAAATCAGACATGACTTGCATCTCTGGATGATCATCTGCCTTAACAGGAACCCAGCCTTCTCTCATTTTCTGAGAGACATTAGTGTTATCAGGTTGTCCCAGAACGCTGGTTCTTATCCATCGAAAAGCCCAGCCGTCTTTAGGTGCAGGAACAGGTAACACTGATGCTGGAGACCAACTATCAGAAGTTCTAGCTTCGGTTTGTCTGCTCTCGTTAGAGCGTGGTGTGCGCTGATTAGCCATTAATTACCCCTTCATGAGTTGTCTGGCGTATTGCTCGTTAGTGAGTCCAAGTCGCTTTGCGAGAGAAACTTGGCTGGGAGTTAGTTCTACTGTGCGTGGTTTTGCGCCATTATTTCTATTGGCAGGGGCCACCACGTTTGCCCTACTAGGTGTAGATGGAACATTGCTCCCATAGCTTTCATCTGCACCAAAGTATTCAGGAAATTTCTGACGCATTGTAGCGTCTATCCTATTATAGTATTCATCACTTGCTGGGTCTAATCTTTCATCCTTTATTAATTTCTCATGCAATCCATAAGCTAAGGCAGTCATGTCCTTATGATTAGGATCTAAGAACCAAGGATTGTTTTCTTTCCAATTAACCTGCTTACTAGAAAGAGGCTGAGGTTGTTGCTGCTCTTGGACTTGAGCAACATTCTGAGCCTGAGCTTGCCTAGTTTGTTGGGCAAATTGTCTACCTTGTTCCTTTCTTTCTATCTCTTTTAACTCATATTGAGCAAGATTTAAAGCTTCTTGAGTAGCAAGTATCTTATCAGTATCGCCTTCTTCGTATGCAGTTTTATATCCCTGCTTGGCGTTTTCATAATCAAGCTTTGCCTTTTGCTTGACAGAATCAATCAAAGCCGTCTCGCCACGATCTATCATAGACTGATAGTTTTTGTTCTTTTCTACAAGCTCTTGAGCAACGCGAACAGCTTCATCACGAAGCTTCTCGGCATCTTCACGCTTACGACGATCATCGTTATTAATCGCACGAAGCTTGTTAATTCTTTTTTGAACAGATCCAGTGTAGCCCTTGAGATCCTCTTCCGTAATACCATCATCGGCTGGGGTGTCATCACTAAACGTAGGTCTGTTTTTATCTTCCGTTGGTGTGTCATCAACAATCGTAACCTCAATATCGCTTGCTGCTTCTTGAGGAGCTGGCTCGGACTTCTTGCCAATCTGAGTCTTGACACCAAAAAATTTATCTTCACTGCTAGTTTCTTGTACTTGCTCTGCATCACTCATATTTTTCTAATGCCCCTTGGATCATCAATAATAGCTTCTACGCTGTCATCATTAATAAGTCTAAACTCTCGGTCGTGTATAGAAAACCTAGTTCCAGAATAAGATCTCATCAAAATAAAATCGCCCTCTTTACAGTAAGGACCATTAGGAAACTTCTCCTTATCTTGATAAGCGTCTGGACCAAGCTTCATGACAAAGCCAACAATAGATCCAACTTCTTCAAGCTGTCTTGTTTGTTGCGCCTTAATGATTCCGCCCTCAGTCTTCTCATCAACTTCAGGCAATGCTATTAAAATTTTATATCCAGAAGGTTCAGGTAACTGACTAGGCTTTGACTCGACATCTTTATTGTCACTTGTCTCAGCCTTTGCTGTAACTGATTCAACTTCCACACTAGCAGCTTCACTCATGTTATTTCCTTAGCACTGGAATTTAGTGTCCAGAGTCACCTTGCACCGCAACATGCGGAGAATTAAGCGTTCTCAATCTTTTGATTTAGATCAAGAATTTCTCTTTCAGCCATAGCAAGACCTTCTATAATCCCGCAGCATTTAGAGTATTCATCATAGTTCTTGCAGCTACCCGTACTAATATGATCACTTACATCATTCATCATTACTCGGATATTATCTTTCAGAACTTTTAAAGCATTGTTGCTAAAAACATCATTCACCAGATAGCTCCTTCGCTATTTCAACACCGACCTTAACGCCTTCAAGCATATCCTTTGACTTCATTCTAGACTTTTCTATTTCCTCTCTAGATGAATCCTCAGCTACACGAACACCAAGCTTGGCCCCTTCAACTCTGACTTCTTGAGAAAGCTTTTCTCTTTCAAGTTCGTTCTTCTCTTTACTCTTTTGAAGATCAACTTGAATTCTAGCCATATCAGTTGCAGCTTTGTCTTGGGCTTGCTTGGCCTTGAGTTGTAATTCAGCTTGTTGGAGCTGGACGATTGGATCTTTCATCTGCTCCTGAATGCGTTGGGCTTCCATCTCTCTCTTGTCTTTGCCGGTAAGTTGTGCGGCAGCAGGAGCAACGAGCTTAGATAGCCTACTTTCAATGTCTTCTGGTAATTGCTCTTCTGGTGGCGGCAGTTCTACACCAAGTTCTTTTTCTATCTGTTGTCGATAGGAGAAGGCCACATGCTCTGAGATATGTGCCATCATTGCTGCCTGCTTCACTTTAGCGTCAGGAGCCATTGAGAGTATCTTCAATAGCTTAGGATCTTCCATTGCTGACATGTGAGTCTGTATATGCGCTTCATGATCCTGATAAGCAAACGCCTTAATGGGTTCTCCATTAATGATGTTCATGTTTTCAGTCACAGGATCTGTAGGTTTAATGTCTTTATCCGTTGGGATAATGTTATCTGCATCCCTTATGCCCAGAACTTCTATCATTTGACGATGAAGTAGTGGTAGATCGTACATTTGTGGAGCTGAGACGGAGAGTTGCAGCGCAGCTTGGTACTGCATAATGCGCTGTGCCATCGTTCCACTGTTCGGATCGCTAACAGGAATGATATCTATGCGATCATCGAAGTCTTCTGCCGCTAGTGGTTGCTCTGAATCATCATATGGGTAGCGTTGCGGCCCATAATCATGCACTAATCGGCTTAATATCTTTAATTCTGCCCCCATTGCGGCGTGAACACGCGCCTGAACCGCGCTTAACACCTTCATTTCGCGCTCAAGTATGGCTAATGTCGTGCCAACTGGGGCTTCAGAGTTCATATCAGAGGCTTTTACGTCAGCAGCAGAGGCAAATCGCCTGCCTTCCGACACAATGTCACCTAATAGCTGATAAAGGACGTTAGACGGCTCCTTATACGGCATAAAGCTGATCTC